AAAGTTCCTACGCAACCAATATTCAGGCGTTCCGCTTTTAAGCATAGTAAGCTTTCTACTATTGAGCCCCAGGCTGCTCTATAACGCTCTGTGGCAAAACCATATCACAATCAATCGTCAAATTCAAACTCTCGTTCTTCTTGTGCTTGACAAGAGCGTAAATCATGACAGATGAACTCGAACTTATGGCAGTAGCCACGGAATCCAGCATCAACGTCCCATTGGTTAAATGGAATCTTTTCCATCTTAGCTTGGGTCATTGTGCTGTTGTCGTAATACTCGCAGTTTGAGCAGCGACGGCGACGCGCCTCAGTCTCATCCACTTGCATAGCTTTGCCAAGCGCAATCCAGTATTCAGGATTAGCATCGCGCTCGTTACTAGGGTTTTCAGGGCCAAGCATCCAATCGTCAATGACGATCTTGGTGTTCTTCTTGTTTTCAGCGGTGGTGATGAATGGCTCGCTCTCACGTAGACCAGCAAAACCTTCAATAATCATCATTGGCTTTTTCATTAGCTCACGAGCCTCCCAGATGCACGAATGTTGATGGCTGAAGCTGTTCCAGCAATCGTTGAGATGAAACCCGCTGGCGGGAGAACGTGTCCAACCAATTCAGGGAACGTATAAGTTTCCGCTGGCTGGAGCGTTTTGGTCTTGACAATCAAGTTGTCGTTTCCTGCGCTTCCCGAAGCAGCCACAAGGTTGACGCTGATTGTCGCGGCACTAACGCTGTAGTTAGTCGCTGTGAACTTATCGATAATCGTCTGCACGCCAGTGGACGTATATTGTGTTGTTTGCGTGTTCTCTGCTGTCTTGGCAGGGATGATATTACTAATAGATACGGCCATATCTTATTCCTTAATACAGCAAGTTGTTAAACGAGGCGGCTTGCATAATAACCCAATTTGTGCCGTTTGACACTAGTGTTGCCCAATTACCAGACACATTAGTCAAAATAGCAGTTCCAGCCGATCCACCGCCTTGCGGGATTACATCACTAGATGCTGAGACAAGCGTTTGATCTTGGTTGTTTTGAAATGTTAGATAACGCCCAGGATATGTTGCAGCCGATGGCAAGGTTACAGTGCAAGTCGATCCTGACTTGTTATTGATTATCCATGTTTCATTTGGTGCAACCGTGAAATCCGCTGTCTTAGTAACAACTACAGATGTCGGTATTGATGCCAATATTGCTAGTGAATCAAGCGGCGGTGGCGTCAATGCAAGGTCTTCAATCTGCGATTCAATAACCGCAAGTTGGCTTGCACTTGCTGGGCTTGGCTCTTTGTTAAGAGCTTCGGCCAAGGCTGCAATCTCAGCAAGAGCGTCATTAGCCGCTTGACCTGAATTGCCAGCAGCGAACTCAACACCTGGGATGATATCGTTCGTGTTTGAATCAACAGTCGCAAACAGCCTTTCGAACTGCTTTATCTGCTCATGATCCTGTAAGAAGGACGCAAGCTGATCGCGTGTTAAGCTTAGCCTTGTCCGCGTTGCCATTAGTAAGCTAACGGCTCAATCGCCGCCTCTAATCTAGCAAACGACATATGCGCGTCTGATGTGCCTTGGAATCTCTGTATGCGCCAGTTACGCATCCATCCCTGTTGGAACCAAACCAAACGCTTTGCACGCTGTCCTGTCTTGCCAGCATTGATAAACTTCTGCTGGCTGTAGGTTTGACCATCAGTGGAATAGCTGGTGTTGATTGTTGGTTCTACGCCATACGCTGCTGAACCAGTTAGGCCAACCAGTTCTAGGTTCTGAATGATTGCGCCACGACCTTCGTTGTAAACAATCGTTGTGCCAAACTCCCAACGCACCTTCTGCCCGTAATGGCTTGAGATGTTGCTAACCATATAGCCTACAGATGTATTTGTTGGGTCGCCTACCAGCCATTTGTCATAGCAATACACAAGGTTCTGTGCGCGGTACTTTGAAAGACCTACCAAGCTGCTTGTCAGGACAAACCACACTGGCTGGCCTAAGTCTTGCGTAGCGGCAGCGTCAAATACAATCGTGCGATCGGGCAAGTGAATATAAAGATGCTCGTGCGCCTTATCGTTACGCGCCTCTAGCTTGACTGTAGACAGTTGCGCTTCGGTAAACTGAAGCAGGATTTGATCTATCTCTTGCGTGCTAATCTTATTCGTTTTGGCATTGCCGCCAAGATAAACGCCTGGAGCTTCATTGAATCCGCTGCCAAGGAAAGCGATGCTCTCTAGATAAACGCAGCAAGCGTGTGTGCCGACAACGCCCTTTTCAATCTGAGCGCCATCAATGCGCTGGAACGGGAACAGGTCGCCGCCTACGTTGTCATATACTTCGATGGTGTTTCTGTTCAACGCGTATATCTCATTGCGTAGCTTGAGCAGTGCGACAACGGGATCAGGGTCAATTTCGGACGAACCATACTTCAGGGGATTAACCTGCGTTGGGTCACTTAGTTCCGTGACAATAAGAAACTCGCCATCAGTGGTCATGAAGTAGCCATCTACCCAAACCACATCCAGAACGATGCCAAGGTCAGGGTCGGTTACTTGAACAAGGCCAAGGCTAGGCGACCAGTAAAAAAGGTCTTCGTTTGAAGCGATAGCCAAGCGATCGAAGCTGTAGTCCATCGTTACTAGTTGACCGTTGTTCCCAACGTCACCCAGAATCGTTATTGCACCTGTGCTGGACACTATAACGAGCTTAGAACCCATCACGCGATAGCAGACGCCATTCCAGTTGATGCCGCCACGATCAACGCCTGGGCCAGTGCCGTTAGCCACCAAGCCATCAGCAGGACGCAGGAAGCCTTCGCTAATCCCATTACTCTTTGGCACTGGAATCATATTGACAGGATAGGACGTGCGAAAGTCCGGCCCATTGTCCGTATAGATGCCGCTAAGGATTGGAATCTGCGTCATGGATATATGTTATTCCAGCAGGAGAAAGCCGCCATCTTCCAGAGTCAGGAAATCGCCATTCTCTAAAAGAAGCGCACCAAGTACGGGGCCACCGTCTGCATTGAAATAACGCAAACGAGACCGAAGGCGCGTTAGCAAAAACATTAGAAGCCTTCGCCTGGAATGATGTGAAGCGAACCACCGCCAGCAGGGGCGATGTATGCAATCCGATCATAATCCAAAAACTTGCTGATGGTGACCTGACCGTTTGGCGGAACAAGATAGTCAGCAGTCGTTGCAGCCAAGCCAGCGCCAGTTCCAACGCGCACAAAGCACTCAACCGAATTGCGGCTGGTAATGCAAAGGGTAGTCACGTTAGCACCGAACACAGAGTTCGCACTTGTGCTGCCAGGGGTTACGGCAATAGCTTGTCCGTAAGCTGGGGCGAATGTTCTGATATTATCCATAAATCAATTCCTTTACCACTTAATCTTGTCCGACCAGAAGGCCGCGCTCATTTTGCCCTTAGCTATATTCTTTGCGTGTCTAGCCTTAAATGATGCGCGGCGCTTCTTGTTAGATTCGCTTTCGCCCTTGCTGGCAGGAGAACCCATAACGCCCTGTTGCCCAAAACGGATTGTCCTGATCTTATCGCCTTCTTTGGCGACCACAACGTGCGACTTCTTCGGATGCGATGGTGTGCGCTTTGGTTTGTTATAACCAGCGACACCAGCACGAGTAAGGCGCGAATCCTTTTTCACTTGGACAGCTTACTTCTTTTTCTTCTTGGCTTTGGTCATTGTCATTGCCTTGCCAGCTTTAGCGGCGGCTTTCTTAGCCATCGCCATACCTTTTGCATCGTAGCTGAACTTTTTTCCACCGACCATTGGCATTTCAATTCTCCTATTAGAAAGTTACGTAAAGATTAAACGCTTCAAGGCGCATCAGGTTATTCGCAGTCGCTGGCTTTGCAGTGATTGTAAATGTCTGATCCTGTGTAGCATCGACGCTCAAGAACACGTTGGCACCAGTCGATAGGCCATGACCTATAGAAGTTGTTGAGTTGCTGACAACTTGTGAGCCACCACGATTGTATAGTAGCTTCTGAACAGACGCACTAGCGTTGTTTGCCGCAGCAGCAGCCAAGAGAACGCCGCCGCCATATGTCATGCCCAAGGTTTTAACTGTAGCGTTATTGGTCAACGTAAACAGAGCGTCAATCTCCATACCGCCACCAACGCCCATCGACCAGCCAGGGACTGTGACGGATGCTAAAGTAATTTCGGTGTTAGCTACAGCAACTACGGCAACGCCGTACCAAACGAGAGCAGTTTGTGTGCCAGACTGCGTACCGCTGGTGGTGACTGCTGCGCCGCCTGCTGATGTGGACACGGTGAAGGTGTTAGCTGAAAGCACTTGCTTCACATAGTATGTGGTGTTGATAGCCAATCCGGTCGGCAATGCACCAGTAGTGGTAAAGCGAATCGTGTCGTTTACCGATAAGCCATGTCCAGCCCAAGTTATAACGCCTGGTGCAGCGATGCTAATCGTGACGGTCGAATCAATGTAAGGTAGGTCAATGGTTACCTCCTTAGTATCTGTATCAGCGTCCAGCACTTCATAAAAGCCAGTGGATGCCGTTCCACCCGTCCAAGTGATATAAAGGTCAGCGCCTTGCGATACTGCGTTTGTAAGGCCATGAACGCCAGCACTTACCAGCTTTACGTCACCCGCATCATCGTCATAGGTAAGCGTTACAAAGGCAGCTGCTGGCTCAACAAGGCTAACAGGCTCAAGGCTTCCGATTGTCAAAGGCGGGAAGTCACGCAGCGTTGGTTGATCGCCTACGTCATATTGCGCTGTTGACTCAATCCCACTGACAATACGCACAGTGCGATCAACAGGATACGGGCCAAACATCTCTGCGCTGTTAGAAAGCGACGCAATCTGGGTGTAGGAGTCATAGCTTACTGGGCCGATTGCCTCAAGCGAAACGGTTGTGGCATCATTGCCTACATTCCCAACGCTGATATACTGACCAGCAGGAACAATTACATCTGTAATGGTCTGAGTTAGACCTGGTTGAATAATCATATCTCAATCCTTTTATTGCAGTTAATTAGCCAACTTTCCACACAACGCCGTCACTGTAGACAGGAACGAAGTTAGCGCCACCGCCTGCAACAGTGGCAGCGAATGTTGTGGTGCTACCGTCAGTAATGAACGCTCGTGCGCCAGTGTTACCGACAGGGTTGATAAGCTGGGCAAAGGTCGATGGCGTTGTCTGAACCGAATTACAAACAACAGCGTCAAAGTTTTCCTCAACGTATCCAATAAGGGTTGTGACAGAGCAACGACGAGCGTCACCTTGGTTCGTTACGAATAATGGTAACTGATCTCCGCCAGAGACCTGTGTTACGGTTGGTAGCTGATTAATGGTAGGCATGGTTTAACTCCAATCAAGGGGGCCATCAGGCCCAGCATTTACAGAATCATAAGGAATCCGCACATAAGGATTATCCCACCGCCAAGGCTTGTTGCCTTGACCTAATGGCATTGTTGATGGAAGCTGTTGTTCAAGCGGGAATGTAGCGCGTTGCAGCAATACATTGTAAGCGCCCTTAGCTGATACCTTAGTGTCAGCAGCTACAGCCTTACCATAGCCAGGAGCAATCCTAATGGCTAGGTTGGTGATGATAGCTTCCCATGCGCTGTCAGGCACATTGGTTTCTGTATCTAGGTCGCTATCTTGTGGGCTGCTTGGCATTGCGTAGCCAAGACGGATGCCAGCAGCGTTCCATTCAGCCATCATGGAATCTAAACGGCGCAAAGCGGCCTCTAGCTGTTCAGGCTGAAGGTCAAAGACGTAATCTGCCAAGCCTATTTCTTCAAAGGCTGACGTTACGAACTGGCGCTTTGTATATCCCATTTCAGACTTCCAATGCTGACGTTATGCGATCTGACAGCGTTATATCAGAAGTTCGTGCATTAAACGATACCCCTAATTCTTTCGCCTTAACTTCCAGTTCCTCACGGCTTGGGCCAGAGACTTCATCAATCTCAACGGCTTTAGCCTTTGGCTTCTTATCTAGCTTGCTTGCAGCATCTTCATAAGACGCAGACCAGCCCTTAGCGATCAATGCGTCAAATGCTTCCTGATCTGCAGCGCCTCTGTAACCATAGGTCAACCCACGTTTCTTCTTGTGAGGCCCAGGGATGCGATAAAGAATGGTTGGGAAGTCTGTCACTTGGTTTTGCCCTTAACTGGCTTGGCAGTCTTTGCCGATGCAACGAAGTCAGCCTTTGTTGGCGCACCTTTGCTACCAGGCTTCTTCATACGCTCTGGTGTCTTGCCAGCAGCCTTCTGCGCCTTGATGCGCTTACGCTTCGCATTGATATTTGCGTACAGGCCCATCTTCATTTCTTTGCCTTCCGCTTTGGAGCCTTCGATGGCTTCCCTGCTTTCATTGCTGCATCGCGTGCTACATTGAGCGCAATAGCGATGGCTTGCTTTCTAGGGCGACCAGACTTTTCTTCCATCTTGATATTCTTGCCGATGGTTGCGCGGCTGAAACCTTTTTTCAATGGCATTGGTTCGCTCCTTGAAGAAAGAGGGGGAAGCCGAAGCTCCCCCCATCCCTATTAAGTTTGGTTGAAAAGCAGGATACCTGCCATTTCTGGGTTCGTCATAACCACACCATACAGTGTGTCCAGCGTGTAAAGCGTCTGGAAGGTCAGTGGATCGAAACGCTTGGTCATGACCAATTCGATACCCTGATCCGTTGATGCACGAAGAACGTCAACGCCAGCGCCATCTGGAACAGCATAGCGGCCTGGGAGGAGTTCAATCGAATCCTTGCGCCAGAACGGGTTGATGCTTGAAGCAGCAATGTTCAAGAAGTTGAGCGGAGCAGACGATGCGGCTGCAACCAATTCAACGTTCTTGTACTGCAATTCAGCATCAGTTGCTGGAGCAGTCGCAGCGATGATCGGTGGCGAGATAACCATCGATGTGCCGTTGACAACTTCAATGACGCGAAACGTCTTGAGTTCGCCAGTCGAACGCTTCGTGATGTGGTGAACAGCTTCAATGCCATCAATCGTGAACGCATCGCCAGCAAGAACGCCAGTTGTCGAGGAGACAGTGACAGTCTGATAGCGGTTGTCAACGTTCAGGATACCCGAAACACTGTTGGTTGTCGCCTGTGGAACATACTGAGCTTGAGCGCCAGTAGTGTTGATGGTGACAGTTGCAGTGTTAGCAGCACAACGGTTAGCATAGTCAAGCTTGTAGGTTGAGAAGCTTGCGACTTCACCAACGAACGAACGCTCATATGCGTTAGCCGACTTCGTGCCAGTGAACGAGCGAGTCGCTACTGCCAAGTTACCAGCCATGCCGTTATAATCGCGGCTCGACAAAGCAAGGTAGCGATCACCAGCCATAACACCCTGTTCGTTCATGATGCTGTCGCAAAGTGCAACATCGTCATAATCGCCAGCAGCGGTAGCTACGTCAACAACAAGCGTACCCTGAGCAGCAGCCAAATCCATAACGGAAAGGTTGATGTCCGAAGCAAGCTTCTGCTTTGCAGCATCGCCAAGACGGTTTTCTTGCAGTGCATCACGAAGTTCCAAAGCATTCATTTCCCACGCAGAGCAAGGGCTGAAGCCCAAGGTCGAAGGAACAGAAAGCTGGGTCATCGTCTGAACACTAGAAGCAATCGTCGTGCCAACAGTACGAGTGAACGACTGAGCGATGTATGGTTGCGGACGCCACATGGTGTCACGAGCGCGTTCCATAGTTACGCCGTTGGTGTTGTAGATGTTGACGTTCTTTGAAAGGATCAAAGCGTCATGGAAGCCTTCGAGGATATTCTCAAAGGCAACAATTTCTTCTTTCGAAAAAGCGTTAGCCATATTTAATTCCCTATTCTTTCTAAATTAGGTTTATTTCTTGCTTCGCTTGTAAGCCATGACCTTTGATAAGTCTCCGGTCTTCAGAGCTTCAGCGCGTAAGCGTTCAAGTTGTGAATCAATGGAACCAGACACACGCCCACCGTTTGAGGTGATTGTACGTTCTGGCGCGGTTGTCGCCCTACGGTTAGTTACTTTCAACTGAGTCTCCAGTTTTGCTACCGCAAAGGCAAACTTCACGGGGTCGGTGATTGCTGCAAGTTCCTTAGCTCGCTTAGTGCTTTTGCCAATTGCGTAAATAAGCAAAGCAGGATTGTCAGAGCCTTGTAGAACTATTCCTTGCTGCGTGACGTTAAACGTATCTAAAGCCGTAGCTTCAGCTTCGTCATAGTCCCGCACCTTTAACGAAGATTTTGCCTTCGCATAGGAATCAAGCTTGTCCTGCCATGCTTTAGACTCAGCATCTCGCTGCGCTTCTGCCTTGGCTTCCACTGAATCGTATTCGCGTTTATGCTCATACCAATCAGCAAGCTTTTGTTCATACTCGTCGGAGTCATAGTCGCAACTTTCAAGCGTTGGCTTAGATACTAATGCAACTGGTTTGGTCTCAGTTGCTGCCGTATTAAGCTTTGCTTCAAGTTCGCGTATCTTCCGCTCTTTTTCCCGATTCGATTTACGCAATTCACGCACCCAAGCTGGCGCACGAACTTCTTCATCTTGAGGTGGCGATTCCTCTCCGATAGATATTACGACTTCATCTTCGTCATCTTCTTCGTCATCATCAGCCTGGTCGATGGAATTGGTCTCATCTTCCGCTTGGTCATTGATGTCTGTGTCGATGTCTATTGTGTCGATGTTGTCGTTATCCAGTTCTGCCGTTTTCATGTTTTAACCCCATTAACTCACCCTAATATAGTGGAGGGTGGAACCACATTCGTTTGCGGCCTAATTGCGGCCCCAATCTTTTCAGCAGTCTCAATAGCGGACTTTCGTTCGTCTATATCAACGCTTGATAATGTTTGAATAGTCTTAGCCTTCGTTTCTTCAGAACGCGCCAAGGTGTATTCAGTGTTAGCTTGTGCTTGGATAGCTTGAGCCTGTGACTTAGCGGCTTCGGCCAGCAAGTAAGCAGATTGTGGGTCTTGCTGCACGTTAGCCTGTGCTTCCATCATCTGCTGCTGTTCTTCTTCCGTTGGCTTCAGAACGCCCATCTGGACTAGCTGCTTACGGAAGTATTCCTTGATGTCTCCAATGCCTTCGCCTTCCATGTTCATGATAGCCATAGCTTGCAGAACCTGTTGGGTTGTTGGAT